GTTGCTACTATCCTCCTAACCTGCTATACTAAGCATTACAAAATCAATCCACAAAGGCCATGCAAACCGAACGTATCGCAACCCTCCTAGCTTCGGGACTTCCCGCTTCATCTGTAGCTACTATCGTAGGCCTCTCGCCTGCTCGTATAGCTCAGCTTCAGAAGGAGCCGGAATTTGCATTGATTCTTTCTGCGAAGCAGGTAGAGGTCAAGGACAAAGATCAGGAAGAGCTTTCGATCTCAGCTAAGTACCTGGAAGCCGAACACTTTCTTATCAAGCAAGTTATTGAGATGGCACCAGCCTCAGGACTTAGGGATGTAGTTGGTGCTCTAAGAGTAGTAGCTGAGAGGCAAGAGAAGGCCAAGAGTCGAGTTAATCCTATTGTCCAGAGTTCTCCTGTCTACAATACTCTTGTTCAACTTCAGCTTCCAGCTCATGCAGTTCCTAGACCAACAGTAAACTTCACTTCGACTAAGGAGGTAATAGCAATTGAAAACAGAAACCTCGCACCCCTTAGCTCAAAAGGTGTTGTTAGTCTATTCCAAAGTCTTGATACAGTCAAGCCAGCAATCGGAGATCAAAGTCATGAACCCAGCACAAGTGCTCCAGAAGCAGAGAGAAGCTCTTCAGCACCTCTTCCCTCAGACCAAACCCATTTCCTAGTCAATGGAGCTAAGCGTTTCCTTGATTCTCTTCGCCCTGTTAGCCTCGCCGAAGGCTCATAGAATGCCTGAGATCAAAAAAGCTCCAACTGACGTCCGTATTTACGGTTCTGATGCTAGTAGCTTTCGAGATATTGACGCCAACCTTCTACGTCTAGCCACAGAACAGGCTAAGAAAGCTCAAGAAGCAGGTCTTCCAGCTCAACTAGCAGCTATGCTTATCCCCTTGACAATTCTTGAGGGGAATGCAAGGCCTTTTGGCGTTACTAAGGGCCAGGATGTAGCTTCTGCTCGTCTTCCAGCACAGATCAAGAAGGCTCTTCCAGCCAAACCGGATAATTTCGGTCGTCTGAAAACAGACGGAATTCCTCTCCAAGATGCTTCCTTAGCTCTTCTAGCTGACAAGCATGCCTATTTTGTAGCAAACAACAAAGATTTTACTGTAGCTGATGTCCTCAATCGCTTCAATGGGGAGAAAGACCTAGAAGAGAAGACAGGAAAGCCTTATAGCGGGCATGTAGAAGCTGTTCTCAGGGATATTCTCGAGAATCCTAAGAACAAAGAAGTACAGAAGATGATAAAGCCCTTCCTAGGAACCCAGAAGTGACCACTGATCTGGCTCCTGCTCCTTATCAGGACACATCTTCTATCAATGTGTCACTCAGTGATGCTTACGAGAGAGGCAAAGTTGACATCAACTTCTTTGCAGCTCTCTGTATGCCAACAATCTTTATCTATCAGCTCCCGCTTTTCTACATTGCAGCCTGGCAGCTAATATGTGATGATAGCCCTGAGCGTATAGACCCCCTCTTTCGCTTTGCTCTAGGCCTTCCACGAGGTCATGCAAAGACTACCTTCATCAAGATTCTAATTGCTTGGATGATCTGCTATGACAAAGCTTCCTTTATCCTTGTTGTTTGTAGCAACAGCGGCTTGGCAGAGAACCTTCTGGCTGACATTGATGACATCTTATCTTCAGACAATATCACGTCAATCTTCGGGGCCTGGGGCTCAGATAATAAAGCTATCGACAGCAAGGACACGAAAAAAGCTGCTTATCATAGCAGGTCTGTTACGCTAGTAGCCCGTGGTTGGTCTGCTGGCATTCGTGGTATCAACCTAAAGAATCAGCGCCCTGACTTCATCTTCTGTGATGACGTACAGACTAAAGACAACGACAACAGCCCAACAGAACGCCAGAAGCTTCTCGAAGAGCTCACAGGTACAATCTTCAAGGCAGTCTCCCACAGAGGTCGTCGCACAATAGTCTATGTAGGCAACCTCTACAGTGACGAGTGTATTCTTCAGCAATTCCGCAAGAATAAGCACTGGACCTCCTTCGTAACTGGTGCTATTCTAGAGGACGGTCAGCCTCTCTGGCCTGAGCTTGTTAGTCTAGAAGAACTCAAAGAATCCTATGAACATGACGAAGCTCTTGGCCTTAGCCATATCTGGTTCGCTGAGGTAATGAATGATCCTCAGTCTGTTCTTCATTCCTTGCTTCCATTCCCTATTCCTGAGAGTGATGTCGAAGACATTCTGGATGATGATGGAGCTTATATTACTATCGACCCAGCTGGCTTCCGAGATAATAGCGACGAGAATGTAATCTGCGGTTTCAAGAAATATAATGACAAAGGCTATGCAGTAGCTATGAACAAGGATCTTAGTGATCCAGCAGAGATTGTCAAAGAAGCTATTAGGATGTGCCTTGAACTTGGCGGTACTCTGATAGGAGTTGAATCTGTGGGCTATCAACAGACTCTTGGCTTCTGGATCAACTTCTTCCTTAATAAGCTCAATATCACCCACATTACAGTAGTAGAACTCCACCCTCACGGACGTAGCAAAGAAGCTCGTATCCGTCAGTATGTCCAAGAGCTCTATGCTGGCAATCAAGTTCTTCATGATCCTTACAATCGTAGGGAGTTCAACTGGCAGGGTGGGCTTTACAAGCTAGGGAAGAAAGAGAACAAAGATGACGTCCTAGATGCTTATGCTTACTCTCTTGATATCCGCAATGAATTCTGGCATCTCATTACACCATTACAATCTGCAACATTCCAGATAGACCACAACACTTGCTCTGTAGAGCATAACTCTTGTTTTTAAGGAAATCACATGGCCACCCAGCAAGCACAGTCTGTCATCCCGAATCCTTATGCCCAGGCTTCCATTATCACTCTGGCTAGCGGTATCCTAACAGAGCACAAGAAGTTCCATCCTTACAGAGCAAAGATGGAAGCTATTGACATTGCCTACGCCCGCTATCAGAGCAACAAAGATGCTAATGGCATTGTCTCCGGTCAAGGTATTGATGCAGCTACCACCCCAGTAGGAGTTCTCAATCTTCCTTCTACTGTACCACCTGTACTTGTCTCTGAAGTAGACAGCATGGTGGGCTACCTGGCTGAAGTCTTCTTATCAGGCTCCCCTCTCTTTCCTATCGTATCTACCCCCAAGAATAGAGCCAAAGCCGAAGGTCTTGAGAGTCTACTTGATGACCATGCCACAGTAGGAGGCTATGCCCGTCAGCTTCTTATGTTCATTCGGGATTGCGTCAAGTACAACGTAGGAGCCATTGAAGCTGACTGGGCTTCCATTGACCAATATAGTCTCGCTGACGAGCTTCTTGAACTTAACAAACAGAAGCTTTCGAAAACGTCTACCTTCTACACCAAGCTCAAGCGCTGGGATCCCTACAATACTGTCATGGACATGAACGTAAGTCCTGGTGACATGGCAGCCGAAGGGGATTATGCTGGTCACATTGAGATTCTATCTCGCCCCAAGATGAAACGCTTGCTTACCCGTCTAGGGGCAGAAGGCCAGGTCATCAATGCTAAAGAAGCTATGGCCTGTCGTCATTCTACTGGGGCTGAGAGCTTCTCCAATTACTACATGCACCCTCAGATCTCAGACTACATGTCCAGTCGCCGTCCTACAGATGGTATCGACTACTACAAGTATGTCACAGGAAGGGATAGCAACAAAGGTTATGACACTCTGAACAACTATGAGGTCTTCACCTTTTATGCTCGTATTCTTCCTTCAGATCATCGCCTCTATGGCACAGAGACCAAGACTCCTCAGATCTGGAAGTTTCGCGTAGTCAATGAAAGCGTAGTCATTCAAGCCAAGCGTATCATCTCGGCCTACGACTATCTTCCTGTCCTGTTCGGTCAGCCTCTCGAAGATGGTCTGCGCCACCAAACTCAGAGTATCGCCGAGGGCTCTATTCCCTTCCAGACAGCAGCTGGAACCTTGTTCAACATCCGTTTTAATTCAGCCCGTCGTGCTGTCTCCGATAGAGCCTTGTATGACAGCGATCTGATTAGCAAGGCTGATATCAATGCGCCGGTTCCTGCTGCTAAGATCCCTGTCAAGAGTAACAGTCTCGACAAGACCAAGAAGATCTCGGATGCCTATTTCCAGATTCCTTTCGATGCTAGGGGAACAGAGACTACAATTCAAGACGCCCTGACAATAGTAGGCTTTGGCAAAGAGCTTACAGGCCTCAACAATCCTATGCAGGGTAAGTTCCAGAAAGGGAACAAGAGTGTCAGGGAATGGGAAGATACTATGGGTGGTGCAGACAATCGCCTACGTCTCCCAGCCCTTTCCCTAGAGTATCAGGTCTTCATGCCTCTTAAGGAGATTCTCAAGCTCAACATCTATCAATATGGCCAAGACGCTACTACTATCTCCCAGCGTAGTGGCAAAGAGTATGCTGTGAAGATAGCAGAACTTCGTGATGTAGTTCTTAGCTTCCGTGTTGCTGACGGCTATACTCCTAAGAGCAAGCTGGCTGGTACAGACTCTATCATTCAACTCATGCAGTTGCTTGGTCAGTCTGCTCCTTTGCAGCAAGCCTATGGACCTATGCTCCCAGGCATGTTCGCTCATCTGGCTCAGCTTATGGGTGTTCGGGGTCTTGAAGAGTACAGTCCAGGGCCTCAACAAGCTCAGCAGAATCAACAAACAGCAGCTATGCAACAGGCTGGTATTGATCCTGCTACAGGTCAGCCCATGAATCCCGCTGATGCAGCCGCAGCACAACAAGCTATGGCTACAGCTCAGAACCAACAAGCTCAGGCCGTATCAACTCTTACACAACCGCCAACGCAAGGAGCGCAATAATCATGTCACTTGACCTTATCCTTCCTATCCCAGACTTGTCAGAGACTGAACAGGAACTTCTTCGGGAGATCTACAGAGCTAATCCTGTAGTCTCGAAGCACTTGAAGATCATCGCCTTGAATGATGCTAAGGAACTTTTGGCTCTCTCAGGTAGTGGTCTTCCTGCTGACGAAATTGCCTTAGCGCATGAACACGTACGAGGCAAGCTTGCAACGATATCAACCCTCTTGACTTTCGCCGAAAGTCTTAATACTAAGGAGCAATAAAATGAACGTGATGGACTTCTTCAAAGCAAAGCCTGCAGCTACTAACAATCAGTCTGCAGAAAACAACAACAATCAGCAAGCCAATCAGCCAGGAGAGCCTCCTCCTAAGACAGTAGCTGAGACCAACCCCAATAGTCCGGCCAAAACGGACGAAAATCCGCTTGACCTGTACGCCAAATTGTTCCAGAATGCAGCTACAGCCTCAGACATACAAGCCCCTAGCTTCTCTCTTGATCCAAAGATCATTGCAGAAGTCAGTAGCAAGATGAACTTCACTCAAGGTGTCAACCCTGAGCTACTTCAGAAAGCTTCTGGCGGTGATGCAAGCGCAATGATTGAATTGATCCAAGAGGTAGGAAAGAACTCTTACCGTGCTGCTCTTGAGCACACTACCAAACTCACAGACACCCACTTGGGACAACGAGCTGAGTTTGAGAGTAAGAAGCTAGTGAAAGGTGTCAAGCAACAACTGACATCAGACGCGCTTGGCTCCTCAGACAACGCCAATTTCAACCATCCCGTAGTACGAGCTGAACTCAATCGTGTAGCTGAAACCTTCGCAGCTTCGCCGGAGTATGCTGACGCCTCTCCTCAGCAGATAGCTAATGCAGCCAAGAAGTACATGCAAGACATTCATGATGCTATGAATCCCACTTCGAAAACCAAAGGCTCTAAGAGCCAAGGTGGAGATGAGGGTGGAATAGATTACATGAAGTACATCACCGGATAATCCCATCTTCTCTTTGAAAGGAAACACGTCATGGCAATTCTTAATGGTATCTTCAACACTGGCGACAATCCCAGCGAACTGAATGCACGTTCGTTTGCGGATGTTATGCTTCGCCTGTTCCCGAACGGCTCGGCTCCTCTGTGGGCTCTGTCTTCTAAGGCAGGAAAGAAGAAAGCCAAAGCTTCTACCCACGGTTACTTCAGCAAGACGATGACCTTCGTCACCACGACTTCTACTGGTGGCGATAGCAGCTCAGCTACTCAGCTGACAGTCGGCTCCACCTCTGGCATGTGCGTCAACATGGTTCTGCACAACGTACGTACTAAGGAGAACTATCGTGTTGTCAGCGTCGATGCTGCTACGCTGGTCACGGTAGCTCGTGCCTTCGGTCGTATCACTGCGGCTACCATCAACGCTGCTGACAAGATCATCCAAGCTGGTACGGCCTTCATGGAAGGTTCTGCTCGTCCTGGTAGTCGTCGTCTGCAGACTGTCTACGTCGCCAACTACACGCAGATCTTCCGCAATGCGTGGGGTCTGACGGCTACTGCTCGTGCTTCTATGAGCGAGATGGGCTACAGCAACGTCGCAGAAGATCGCAAGGACTGCAGTCTGTTCCACACGGTTGAGATGGAAGGTGCTCTTATCTGGGGTCAGCCCAAGATGGATACCACGACAGAACAGCCGACGCACGCTACTCAGGGTATTCTGGATGCTATCAACCAGTATGCTCCTGGTAACGTGCAAGCAGCCGGTGGTACTACTAACTACAGCCAACTGGTTGATCTGGTAGAAGAGCCTTTTAACTACAGCACCGACATCGGCAATAACGGTGAACGTCTGGGCTTCTGCGATCGCAAGGCTATGAAGGTCTTGACTGATATCGGCCGGAACTCTGGCCAGATTCAGATCATGCAGAATGAGACGAAGTTCGGTACTCGTTATACCAGCTTCAGTTTCTATCAGGGTACCATCAACCTGATCCAGCATCCTCTGATGAACGGCCTGGATCCTAATGGTGGTAATCTGCTGATTACTGACATGGCTGCTATCAAGCTTGCCTACATGGAAGGCCGCGATGCGCTGCCGGAAGAGTATGGCAATGATGGCAAGATGGTCGAGCTGGGAACTGACGGTGTTGGTGGGTCTCTCACCAGCGAGTTCGCAGCAGAACTCATCAATCCGTACTCTTGCGGGTATGTCACCGGCCTGACCGCCTACGGTGCCTAAGAGCTAATTGAAAAGGCTAACGTCTTTTCGGCAGCTAGAGCTGGGGCCGCTCCTCCCCTAACCAAAGCTCTAGCTGCTCTTTACCTAATTCGAAGGAACAATCATGAACATGAAAGAAGAACTGGCTAAAAAGGCTGCTGAAGCTCAAGCCAAAGCGGCAGAAACAGCTCAAGCAAATGCTGAGATGAAGGAAGAGGGCATCAAAGGCGACAATCCGAATCTCTTGGAAGAGGTTGCTGCCATTGAAATCCCGAAGCCTAAGGTTGGCTTCAAGGCAATGGCTGTGCCTTTTGTCTTCAACAAGAACTCAGCTCATCCCCTGAAGCCTGGTCCTGATGGCTACTACGATCCGCAGACGCAGGAGGAAGTTCTCCTTCTCAAGTATCACTACGAGAAGGGTCACATCGACTTCTGCAATGGTGAAGCAGAGTAAGCTGCTATGAACTTCCTAGAAGCGCAGAACGAAGTAATCTCTCACACTAAGAGGCCGGATAAGCTTGTAGACATCAAGTCTCAGCTTAACAGGGCTATAGCATTCTTCACCCTCAAGGCTGACTTCAGCCGAGATCTGGTGGAGACTTCTATCCCAGCTGATCCAGCTCTCTATGGTGATACGATAGACCTGACCACCCTGGCAGTTCCTTTCGTGCGCTTTAGGAAGTTCAAGTACATCAAGCCTACTAACGTACGCTATTACCTGAACACAATAGATCCTACCCAGCTTCTGACTCCCCAAGGTAGGGTTCAACCAAATCGCTACTACGTAGCAGGTAATTCTCTTACCTATACGCTGTCAGCGCTGACTTCTGTCTTGGAGTGTGGCTACTATCAGTATGCCCCGCTTCTTGTCAATAACACGGACGAACATTGGATGCTCGATCTGATGCCGTGGGCTGTAATCGAAAAGGCGGCTTCTCGTATCTTCTTCAACATAGGAGACGAAACCTCTGCGAAGAGCTTCGAAGACTCTTCTATGGACTTCTTCTTGGTAGGTCGTAGAGATTTCGTAGACCAGACCAATGACGCTGCAACTTAACTCTCTCTGAAAGGAAATACCATGCGTTCTATCAATGCTCTGAATCGTGACGACAAAGGTGCTATGGGTAAGAAGTGGACCCAAGTCAAGTCTGCTAAGACTGCCCTGGCTACTGTCGGTGCTGGCACTCTGACTGCTGACATGCTGCTGTCTGGTCTTATCATGCGTACTGGCCCGACTGGCGCCTACGCGGATACTACTCCGACAGGTGCTGAGATCGTGGCCGCGATGGGTGAAGGCGTCGAAGTAGGCGACAGCTTTGACTTCATCCACGTCAACGGCGTAGCCTACGCCTGTACTCTGACTGCCGGAGCTTCTGGCGTCACTCTGGCTGGTACTACCGCCAATGCTGCTAGCAAGGTCCGTATGTACCGCTGTACTGTGACCGCTGTCGGCGCATCTCCTACTGTCACTATCACTGGCATCGGTGAGATGGTGGCCTAAGAAGCCAGAAAGACTAAGGGATTCTCTTCTTTAGGGAGTCTCTTAGGCCTTCTAGCTTCACTAGGAACCTACTACCATGTCCGATCTGATAGAACCCAACGACCAGCTAGAGCTTCTCACCCTCTCAAGTGACGAGTTCGCACAAGGTCTTGCCAAGCTAGTAGCCTATGTTATGGATAATCGTGACAAGCCTATCAAGCATATCATGGGAGGAGGGATTCCTTCTACTGGTGGTGAGTCTGTTGTAGTAGACACTGTTCGAGATTTCACTCAAGAATAATGGCTGCTAAGAAAGCTCGTCTTGATAAAGTCTCTTCTACACTCTCGTATGCAGGAAGAGCTGCTACAGGAGTTGCTACATCAGATGCAGGATGGCAGATCAAAGAGATAACCATAGTCGGAAATCAAACCATTGTCAAGTTTGCTGATGGTGATACTAACTATGACAATATCTGGGACAACCGAGCATCTCTAACCTATACTGAATAAGAGAATATGGCGACTATCATTCTAGCAAAAGGTGGCGATTGGTCTGATAATACGGTGTTTGGTCCTTGGCCTTCGCCTTATACGCCTCCTTCTAGTGCAGATGATGTGGTTACTCCGGCTGCCACTAACCTAACTAGCATTACCATCGCAACATCAAAGTTTAACTTAAACTCCCATGGACTTAATGACGGGGATCAGATCGTATTAGCTACCACAGGAGCCTTACCAATAGGTATCAACCCTAGAATTACACCGTATTTTGTTGTTAATAAGACTGCCAATGACTTTCAACTTTCGTTGACTAGTGGGGGTACGGCTGTTACTCTATCAGGCAGTCAATCTGGAACCCATTCCTTCAATAAAAGATTTACTTTAACTCTTGATACAACAGGGTTGATATGTAAGACTATAACTTTGGGTTCTGGGTGGAAGTTGACAGCTAGTGTAACAGCAAATAGCGAACTTACTGTCCAGAATACTGCAACATTCCAAATCGGTAGCGAATTAAACATTGATATGTCTAGTACCGCTATCTACTCCTGCACTATCAAGTTAAATGGAGCAGCAACAGGAGCCGCGTGGTACGGAATGACTTGTGACTATGGTATGATAGCCTGCAAGTTAATAGGCTTTGAGCGTACTAGGTGGACTCGACTTAACGGAGGAATTTCAGTTGGTGCAGAGTCTGCTACCGTTGACCTAGCTACTGGATGGAAGGCAGGTGATATTCTAGTTCTTGGTTCAACCGCTGCCTATGATGGAACAACTAAGGTTGATATTATTACCTTAGATTCAAATTATGCTGGCGGTACTACAATATCTTGGGATAACGCTTTTAGTGGATCTGGTCCTACTACTTATGCTCACGCAGATAATTGTTATGTAGGGAATCTATGGAGCAACATGATTATTACATCTGCTGACACTAGTGCGACTAGCAAGTATGCAAAAGGGATCACGATCAATACTAGATATAATGCTTCAGAACGGACGAACTGCCCGACGGATAGTAAGGTGCTGCGCGATGTGGCGTTCTACAAGGTGGCCCCAAACCAGTACAACTATCCGGCACTGGGTATCGCATCTAACTCTGGTTCAAGCGGCAGGTACAGCATCGGAGCAATTGAGCGTTGTGCGTTCAGCTACCACGCGAATTACTGTTTCACGACGAACTATCAAGACCCCTACGCAGAAATCCCGTTCGATGATAATATCTTCTACACGCCGAATACTTCCTCGTGGCGCTATGACATTAGTCTTGGAAACTCAAACCTAGCGGGTCGTGCATGGAGTCGTAATGTGCACTTTGCCTGCGGCGCGAATGGAGCTGTTATTGCGGTGGGAAATTCTACGGCTGAACTAGTAGATTGTGTATCCATGTGTGCTGGCGCGTTTCTGGCAAATTCTAGTAATGCTGGAAACCTCAAGGCGACCCGAGTTTCAATGCTGTCCTCTAGATACGCGACAGGATCTCATGGTTTAGGTAGGTTTGAATATGTTGACTGCGATTGGGGAACAGAATTTGGGGCTGCTAATGCCTTAGGCGCTGGACACTACCTCCTACAATATGGATCCGAGGTTATCATATCTGGAGGCATCTTTCAAACAGGAATCCTAATAGATGAAACCTATCTTCGTACTGTCGGTTTTCCACAACTCACTTGCCTAATACAGAACAAAGATAATGACGCCTCACTTCAGTATCTTTATCAACGTTCTGGTAATATCACACGAGATGAGTCTGTAAAACAGAATGGAGATGCCTCATTACGATTCGAACCAAAAATATTAGCAGAAACTTTCTATTACACTTTCGATGTACTGGTTCCCCCGAGTACAACTTTAGTTCTTAAAGGTAATACTAGAAGAGATACCGCGACTACTAACTTTTCAGTGATAGCTACTTTAGCTGGGGTGGTAGTAGATTCGTTCACGCACAGCGCAGCTATTAATACCTGGGATTCCTTTTCTCTATCACTGAGCCATGCCTCTGCTGTAGCGCAGAACATCAAGATAGAGATCGAATGCTCTGACTCTTCTGTAGTAACAGGAAAGGCCTATCTTGACGGTATTCCGGACTACCCTTTTGTAAATAAAGTCAGATGGTACGGGTATAATTATGATGAGACTAGCAAGACTCGTGTCGTTAATGCGGCAATCTCCGAGACTACAGAATCAGTAGCTTATGCCTATGTTGGCACTCTTTTTTCTGTAAATACAGGAACAGCTCCTATACTGACTAGCGTAGCACTTTTAGCTGATTGTTCTTTTGCTGAACTCTATGATGGAACCCAAGCGTGGGCTAGAGCTAACAATTCTTACAATGTCCCTGCTACTGCTAGTGTAGTAGGAATGCTTACAGCGCAATGTGATATTACAACAACGGGATATAGCTTAAGCGGCCTAGGCTCGGTATTGCTTGGTGGTAATATCCTAACTGCCTCAATACCTTGGAATTACGTCTACACAGGTGGTACTTTCTCTCAAACTACCGAT